TTAAAGCTACTCTACTATACTTTTAATATAAATATATAAAGAATATATAAAAAGGTAGTAGGGTAGTAAGAAGAAAGTGTAATTAGTAGCCACAGAAAAAAATATTATTTTATTTTAAAAAAAGTTTTTTTTGCTCTGGAATAAGTAACTCATTTCTTCCTACTACCCTACTACCCTACTACCTTTTAACACAAAGTGCTAATAATTAATAAGTTAACTAAAAAGTCTCCCTACTACCTTTTATGAAAAAACAAGCAGAAATTCAATTACATGCCAGTATCTACGTTTATTTCCATAATAATTACCCAAATTTGCGTGGGTGCCTATGTTACAACCTGAATAACTCCGCAAACGCACTTGATGGAAATAAAAACCGACAACTAGGATTACAGGCCGGAAGGAGCGACTTAGTTTTGTATTACCAAAAAATAGCGTATATGCTCGAATTAAAGACGCTGACAGGTAGACAGCACGAAGAACAAAAAAGATGGCAGAAATGCATGCAAAATGAGGGTTTTCCGTACATTATAATTCGAACACTAGAAGAGTTCATTACATTCCTAAAAACCATTGACATAAAATGAAAGCAACAGTATACCGAAGACAACGATCAAACCAAGCATCAGTCTATTTTCATTCCGATATTTTTGAGCCAAAAGAAGAAGTGATAGTCTCATATTTTGAAGACGGAATACAAATCAAACGGGCATCAATATCAGCACATCAAAAAAATACTTTGAAATTAGTGCCCAGAGGCGACAAGTCTTACACGCTAACATTGAAAAAGTCGTACGAAATGGGTACATACGAGATTGAAGTGATTGACAGGGACACTATATTTGTGCCCTGTTTGATGTTAGAATAAAATTAGTTAAATTTACGGTGAACTTACGGTTAAAATTTATGGGCGAATTTCCAAACAAGGCTACACAATTCTCTAGTGAGAATCAGCCTAAGAATAGAAGAAAAGGCGAAAGTATTAAAACGTTATTAAAGAGGTTATTAGACACTGAAATAAACAGGCTTAACCCATTGACGCTTGAACAAGAAGACATGACGGCCAATGAAGCTATTGCGTACAGCTTGATAAATGAAGCATCTACGGGAGATGTTCAAGCTGCGAAGGAAATCTTTGACCGCATAGAGGGTAAGTCTCAAACTAACATTAAAATGGACGCAGACGTTACGCAGACGACTATCATGGTTGGCTTTAGTGACGAAATAGAAGAGGAAGAGTACGAGACCGAAAACGAGCAATGAAATTTGTGTTTAACCGTAATATGTTTAATGACCTTTTTTGGCACTTGGAGAAAGACTTCAACGACCCTAATATAAGGTTCATTTTTGCGTATGGCGGTTCTAGTGCGTCCAAGACCTACACTTGCACTCAACTTGAAGTAATTAGAAAGCTTACTATTCGAGAAAATACAATGATTCTCCGAAAGTATGGCGTTGACATTAAGGATTCGATTTATACCGACTTCCTTAATGTTATTGAGTCATTTGGATTGCAGAAGTATTTTAAGTGCCAAATTAATTACATTGAATGCACCCTTACAGGAGCATATATTCGTTTTCGCGGCTTGGACGACTCGGAAAAAATAAAAGGGCTAGCAGGCTTTAAGCGCGTATGGCTTGAAGAGATAAGTCAATTCGATGAAACAGACCTTAAGCAGATTAGGAAGCGTCTAAGGGGTATGAAAGGTCAGCAGATAGTTGGATTGTTCAACCCTATTGATGAAGAACATTGGCTTAAGGTTAAATTATTCGACACTTACGGACTTATTGAGCAACCAGTAACAACAAATATAACCGCACACGCTCGAAATGAGAAGGGAAATTTCGTCGTTTATAAAGTCACGTATCTAAATAATTATTTCATCGTCGGGAAATGGAAAAACGGAAAGCAAATCGGTGGCTTTGTTGACCAACACACAATTGATGACTTTGAAAAGGATAAGGTCGATGATTACGCCTACTACCAAATTTATGCCCTTGGTAATTGGGGTAAAATCCGTACCGGTGGCGAATTTTGGAAGGATTTCAACACCAATATTCATGTTGGAAAAGTTAAGTTTGACCCAACGCAACCAATACACCTCTCGTTTGATGAAAACCTGCTCCCTTACATTACTTGCGAGGTTTGGCAAATCCAAAACGGTAATCCAAGGCAAATTGATGAGATATGTCTGCCAGACCCACAAAACAGGGTTGCGCATGTTTGCCGTACATTCCGTGAGCGTTACCCAGCATCAACCGTTCATGGGCTTGTGATAACAGGTGATAGGACTTCATTAAAAGACAACACTACCAAGGAGAAAGGGCAAAACTTTTTCACCGAAATCATGGCTGAACTTGCAATGTATAGACCCGTACTAAGGCTTCCAAACATAAATCCGAGCGTTGCCGATTCGGGCGACTTCGTTAATGCTATTTACAGGGGCGCTGTTCCAAACTTGGACATTTTAATTGATGAGAAGTGTGTTAAGTCTATACATGATTACCAATATACACTTGAAGACAATAACCGTGGTGTGCTTAAGAAAATGATAAGGATTAAGGCTACTGGACAAAGCTATCAGGAGTTTGGACACTGTACTGATGCTAAGCGTTACTTCTTGACAATGGCATTCAATACCGAGTACAACACGTTCTTAAGACGGCATGAAGTAAATCGCCCATTAACTGCACCGCAAAGAGTTAGGAACAATTCATTTTAATTTATTATATTTGGAGCATGAGCAATTACATCCGCAACATCGACTACTTACTGCACATCCAAGACAGAGACTTTAATCAGCTAATATCTGCAAATCCGCTTGTACAAAAACAGGCTGAACAATGGGCAATTGACAAAGTCCGCAGTGTCTTGGTGCAGCGTTGGGATTGTGATGAGGAGTTTAAAGACACTCATGTATGGTCGCCACTAAGCACGTACACCGCTGACGACTTGGTTTACTTAGACGCCTCTGCATTTGTTTCCGGTGCTTATGCTGCAAGCTCATTGGTATTGTACACTGATGGTAAAGTGTATATCCGTACAGCAACAACTGCCGGGTATACTACACAAGCGCCGGGAAATGCTACATATTGGACCGTTCTTGGTACTCGTTACGATTTGTTTAATGTGATAGTATTGCAAGAATGGTTTGACTCGCTTACTTACTACACAATTGGTGATCAAGTGTTTTACAAAGGGTATTACTATACCGCCATTCAATCGGGTAAAGGTGTGCTTCCTAACGATAAAGTGAACGGAGCAAGCTATTGGGGTACAAAAACAAGTGCGGCCATTACAACGGGTGTTTTGCCAACAAATACAACATATTTCACGCCTGGCGATAATAGGAGCTCACAGATTTTTAATATCGTTATTGATTTAGCTATTTACAAAATACAATACAGGCTTGCTCAACAAAAAATAACTATCGCCAGAGCAAACGCCAACACCGAGGCGTTAAAACAGCTAGACGACTTCATGCACGGAAATGCAACGCTTGAAAACTTCCCCGTTAAACAGGAGGTACAAGGACTGCGCACAATGATATCAAGTAACCCAAAAAATATAAATACCTACTAATATGTCTCTAAAATTAGTGAGAATGAAAGACCCTGCGCAGGAACGTATGCGACAATTGACGTCTCCGGACTATGCCAATATTGCCAAGTCGCACATGTTCAGACTTCAAGTTATGCGCGAGCGTCAAGACGTGAAGAACTGGCGTGACGTGAGGACTTGGGCAGAGCGTGCTTATTTTCCTTCTCGTGTTGGATTGCAAAAAATGTACGCCGACACTAAAGATGATGGACATGTTATTGCCTGCTATAATAAGCGCGTTGATATGACATTACAGCGTCCGTTTTTTGTTGGCGTTGAAGATGAAGAGAACGAGCAACTAATGAAGATGTTTAACACTCGCTGGTTTACGCAGTTGCAAAACGATATTTTGGATGCCAAATTTTTCGGGTACTCATTTCTTAACTGGGGAGGAGTTGACACGAAAGGAAACCTTACCGGGTTGAAAGTTATCCCCCGTGAAAACTGCATGCCTGATGTTGGTGGCCTATTCACTACGGACCAAGGCGGTGTTAACCGTATACCTTCGAACATCAATCCGGCATTAAAGTTTACAGATGAAGAAATTCAGCCTTGGACTCTTTGGGTAACAACGCCGGACAACATAAGCCGGTCAAGTTGTGGGTTTGGGGAGTTCTACCCAGTATCATTGTACGCTATACTGCTTCGTAATAATTTGGGGTATAACTCTGACTTTGTTGAGAAGTTCATGACGCCTCTTACGATTGGAAAGACGAACAAAACAGACAGGGTTGAGCGTGAAGAGTTTTTGAAAGACCTTTCCTCATTCGGTTCAAGTGCTGCAATCGTTTTGGATTTCTTGGATGAAATTTCTTTCGTTGAGAGTAAGAATACCGGCACGGCTTACAACTCGTTTGATAATTACGAAAAGCGCCTTCAAGCTTTGATTTCTAAGATCATGCTTGGACATGCAGACGCGTTAGATTCTACCCCCGGCAAGCTTGGGAACAATGACAATGCCTTGCAGTCGCTTAAGGAAAAGGCAATGAATGACGGGCAATTTGTTGAAGACGTAATAAACGACCAATTTCTTGATAAATTGCGATTGCTTGGGTTCAATATTCCTGATGGTACATGTTTTAAGTACAACAACGATGAACAAATCGAGCACGAGAGAAACGAACGAGCCGAGTTCAATACCAAAACCGCTGCTTGGGTAAAAAGCATTAGTGATGCAGGATTTGACCTAGACGAAGCGGAGTTGTCGGAGGTGTTAGGGTTCACGGTTAAAAGAAAAGCCGAGGCAATGCCAGCAGATCGAAAAGGTTTACAAGATTCAATGAATAAATTATACGACCACGTTGTTTAGTGCTGAAGAAATAAATATTGCCCTATATCAAGTTTGGAATCGAGAGGTTACACGCTTAAGCTTGCCCAATTGGGTGTATCTAAAGTTTGGGCGCCAGTTTTCCCAAGGCGTTGATGATGGCTTTGGCTTTAAGTACAATAAAACCGACTACGAGTCAATAAAGTTATTGAAAAGTAACGTCTACCTGTTCTCGGGCGCCAAGACGTTTAATTTTGTTTATGATTGCGAAAAGCTTCTTGTTGAGGGCAATAAGATACTGCCATTTGATGTATTTAAGGAACGGGCACAAAGTGTTGGCGTTTCTTACTGCGACACTTGGTTGAAGACCGAATACGACAGCTGTATTGTTCAGTCTAAAAATTGCCGGGATGAAATCTCTTTAATTAAGAATAAAGAGTTTTTCCCGATGACTCGTTACGTTGCATTTATGGACGCTAATACAGCAGAGATATGCAAGCAGATGAACGGACATGTGGCATTGATTGATGACCCTATTTGGAAGATTCACAGCCCACAGCAACATTATAGGTGCCGTTGTCACAAGGAGCCGTTAATGGAAGACGAGGCGGTGTTGAGCAAAAAGCCGGATAACTTGACCACTCCAAATCCATTATTTGCGCATAACATTGGAGAAACGAAAGAGATATTCAACAAACATCATCCATATTTTGCTGAAATTCCTAAAGAATACCGTAGTTTTGCAAAACAAAATTTCAATCTACCTATACCGAAACTATAATGGCTAATTCATTTAAGCAGATATCAGGAAATTTGGCGGTTAAGGTTCGAAGGATGAAAGCTGACTTGCCCGATGCGATTGGCTTCATGGCTAAGCAACACTTTCAAAGCAACTTTACCCGCCAAGGCTTTGATGATAGTAAGTGGCAAGACGTTAAGCGCAGGAAGACCGGGAAGGGAAGAGATAAAACGAGGGCAATTTTGAGCGGTCGTACTGGACGTCTTAAAAAGAGCATTCACGTTGATAAAGCAACTTGGAATAAGGTTGTTATTGCTACGGACCGGTTGGATTATGCTAAAATTCACAATGAAGGAGGGCGTGCCGGGCGTGGGCTTAAATCTGTTATCCCAAAACGCCAATTCATGGGAGATTCGCCAGTATTAATAGCCCGAATAAATAAGTTAATAACCAACACAATTGATAAAGCTTTTAAATCATGAGGTCAATTTTTGAGGACATATTGAGCGTCGCTAAAGACAAGTTTCCCGAAATTGTTCACGTAAACAAGTGGGGTAATCAAGTCGAAATGATTTTAGCAGGGGAATACCAAATGATAAATTTGCCGGCAATGTTTATCGAGGTAGTTTCGCCAATGACGATTAACCAGCTTGGTGATGGCGTTCAGATTTATGACCCATTGTACATTCGCTTACACCTAGTAGACTCATTTTATAACGAATTTTTGAATGACGATGAATTTTCGGCAATGGAACGCAACTTGGAGGTTTTCGATTTAAAGCAAAAAATGTATATTGCATTTCAAAACTTTCGATTGTCAGGAGGTGGTGGCATCATGTATCGAACCTCTGAAGAAGAGGAGGTGGTTGATACGCTATGCCATTACACGCAAGAGTTCACCACTACCTTTGTCGATGCAACAAACACAACGAGCGAACAAGGCGAAGAAATTTACATTGACGACGCAGAACTTACAACAACAATTAAACCGACACTTGAATAATGGCACGTACCACAGCATATTGGAAACAGCAAATTTTAAATCAGTTAGAAGCGCCTGAGGTTGGGTGTGATAGTCCTTCGCAAGTAAGCAAATACAACTTGCTTGCTTACATTGTCGGTGCCAGTATTGCCGTATTTGACCAACTGCTCGACCTGTTTCGTGTTGAGATAGATTCTAAAATAGACAGTATCAATCCTGCAACTCGTCCATGGTATGGACGTAAAGCTTTAGAGTTTCAGAATGGCGATGTTGTGCTTATCCAGTTAGACAGTAGTCAATCGAATTACCTTAGTGCTTACTACCCAATTATTGACGCATCCAAGAACATAGTAACCCGTGTAGGCATATCGGCAACGGCCGACAAGAATGTTTTAGTGCGTGTTGCAAAAGGCACTGACACGCTTGGACCGTTAAGCGCTCCCGAGTTAGCTAATTTGCAAGCCTACTTTGACGAAATCGCCCCTGCGGATTCAGTTGTTGTTGCCGAATCAATAGATCCGGATTTGGTATCCATTACAGGAACGTTCTATTATAACGGGCAGTACACTTCTACTATGTTGGAAGACATCAAGACAGGCGTAAAGAACTACCTAGCAACACTGTCAAGCGGAAGTAATTTTACAGGCGTTTTTAAGGTTATTGACCTTGAAATATACTTAAGGCAAATTACAGGAATGCAAGATTTAAAGATTTCCGATATTGAGTGTCGCCAAAACGTTGTTGCTTTTGGCTCGGGCATACCGATGGTAACAGCTTACACGCTCATTCAAACAGCGTACAACTCAAAGGCTGGATATATGGATTTTGACGATGCAAATTCAACGATTAACATAGTTGCAATATAATGGGATTGTTCGACATAAATATTGAGGCGTTAACGTATCAGTTGACGCCTGACGGATTTAAGAAACCTCGCTTCATAGCGTTCTTTTACTCGTTTACTTCCCCCTTGGATTGGTTGAGCGCCTCGTTTTCTGCTTTTCGTAACGGGTATTCATCAACAGCGTACAATCCGCTTACAACGTACAGCGCAGGCGCTCGTGTGAAATATGGGAATGCTATATACGAATGTATACAGGAATCAACAGCCATACTACCAACAGATGTGGCTTTTTGGACACTATTTGTCCAAAACTGGACAGGAGTAATTGACAGGATAAAATATTCGTCAAACAGGGCGGTGTTTGAGTACGCTTTAAACAAAGAGTTTAGCGGTACATTCTTACAGCCTGACGCTTCGCCTAGGACAGTAAATAGCGACATCTACATTCGGAGCGCTTCCATTTCGGGAGGCTTTACCGTTGGAGAAACAGAGCCGTTCTCGGGATCCGTTGGAGTCTTGGACGGCGACTCGATAAGCGAAACAGAGATTTACGGAGGCGATAACTTTACTGTTTACGTAAAAGACACATTAGGAATCACGCTAGGTAGTGACGCCGAAAAGCGCTTAATAGCGTTTATTGACAAATATAAAGCAATACAAAAAACATATTCAATCGTTTACTACTCATGAAAAAAATTGTTACTTCGAATATTACCGACCAAGCGAGGCTACCTCTGCTAAAGAGAACCCTTGAATTTATGCGAGAAAATGACGCTGAAACGTCTACCGCTCCATTGTACGCAATGATTGGTACCAACTCTGACTCTGTGCCAATTGTGTTGTGGGGCTGTGAACCTACTATCACAACGACAACGCTCACAAACGACACGCTAACAATTACCGAGGGGGCAATACTTTATGATGGCGAGATTTACCAAGTCGCTGCGGGCTCTGCTGTGTTCACTGCCGGGCAAGTTCATACGCTTATTATTGTTGCCACAAATCAAACAGGAGAGCCAACAAAGTATACGGACGACTCAACACATGCGACAAATATTAATTACACAATTGCTCCAAGTCACGGCGTAACAGGTAGTGGCATTTGTGATTGGGATGATAGGTTGTTTGTTAAAAAAGATGGCTTTAGCTACTCAATTAATAGCGACATATTTTCAGCCATTTCATTACCTGCCGGATATAGCTTGGCGTCGATAAAGGTTACGTATCTTAAAAATGGAAATCACATTAACATACAAGGAGTGATTGCAAT